CTGCTTGACCTCATGGATGCTGGCCTGTTCCAGGTAGTCGGACTTGGCTGAGCGGGGCGGCGGTGCGGCCTCGATGTAGATGAAGCGGGTCAGGAAGCCCGAGCGGAAGTCGTCTTGGGTCAGGTAGTCAGCCACCTGCGAGGCAATGCCCATCAGGAACAGGGTCAGGGAGACATCCACCGAACCACGGCGGTTGTTGTCGCCCGTGGCACGGAGCTTGCCCGAGACATGGCCGTCGTAGAGCTCGGTCATCTTGCCCTTGGCCCCAGCCATATAGGCCTTCTTGTCCATTTCCTGAATCCAGCCCTGCGCCTCATCGCGGTGCAGGAGGGCCGAGCGGTTGGGGCGCTTCAGGAGCTCGTTGTCGAGGGCTTCGGGGGTGAAGTCGGAGCCCAGATCGTAGTTGTACTCGATGCCGTCACTGTCGGCATCCGGGTCAGGGACCACGGCGAGGGCCTTGATGAATGACATGCCGAGCGCCCGGGTGGTGGACTTGCGACTTCGGGTGGTCTCGCCCAAAACCATGAACCACAAATTCAGGGGGAGCTTGCCGAATTTCGGGACGGCGTGGCCGAAATCGGAGAACACGGTGGAGAGGATCATCAGGGCCGCAGCGACGTGGTACTCCTGCGCGGCGTCAGTCTTGGATGAGGCCCAGGCCACGTAGTCGGAGATGAAGGTGGACTGCAGGGACGCCTTCTCCTCGCGGGTGAGGAAGTCCACGCTCTTGTCCTTGACGGACGGCTCGATGGTGGCCGTGACCTCGTAGTCCTCGGTGTCCTCGACCTCGCCCAGCTCCGACTTGCCGCGAGCCCGCAGGATGTCAGCCCAGAGCAGTTCATCGGCGTTGTGCTTGCCGTCAGCCTCGAACTTGTTGAAGGCGTGGGACTGGCAGATGACAAATGCGGCCTCGTCGGTGGCCCCGCAGCGAAAGAGCTCCTGTTCCAGCAGGAACAGTGCGTCACTGCGGTCCACGTTGCCGGCGCTGGTCTTGTTGAGCAGCTGCATCAGCCCGGGGGACGCCTTCAGGGATTTGAGGGCCGCGCCCATCTTGGGCAGTGTGCCCATCTCCTTGAACTGGTCCACCGCCGTGACGGCGGGCGGGTAGGCCGCAGCGAACTCAGCGAGGGTGTAGCTCAGTCCGGTGAGTTCGTAGGTGACCTCGAAGGGGGTCTCGTACTTGGTGTTGGAAGTCCCGGGCACACGGAGCAGCTTGTTGATTGCGTAGCCAACGTCCATGCCCGTGGTGTCTTTGGGGTGCATGTTCGAGACACTGTGAGCCAAGGGCTCTACAATCGCTGGGTCATGTGTGTCATCAAGCAGCCAGTAGAGGTGAGACTTCCCGGGGGACGTGCGGACAATGATGGACGGGCGCAGGAGCGCGTCCTCGATGTTGAACGTGTCAGCGTCGGCGTAGACACAGGCCGTAGCCTTCGCTGAACGCTTCCGCGCATTGGTGACTTTGAACAATGTAGGAGAGGTGTAGACATCCTGGTCCGAGTTCTTCTCCACGTAAGCAAGCAGCTGGGGCTCCTGCTCAGGCCAGCTGAAGAACCGCTGGTTGGCCGGGTTGCCCTGCCCGTCCATAATGGCGATGACGGCAATGCCCTCGATGCGGCCCCAGATCAGGGACAGGAACTCCTTAGCCCCGCTCACAGGACAGCCCCGAACAACTCCAGGCGCATGGCCTCGACAGCAACGGTGGCTTCTTCGACCGTCTTGAATCCACGCTTGGAGTGGTTGACGCGGTTGTGTGTGACCTGAATCTTGAAGCCTCCATGGCGCTTGTCGGGCGTGACGCCTCGAACGCCTGTAGTTGAGTTCTTGTTCGCGCCCTTGCGATTCTCGTTGTTCTGCTTCGAGGTGGCCGGGCGCAGGTGCGCAACGTTGACGCAGGCACGGTTGAAGCAGGTGAAGTGGTCGAGCAACTGCCCGTCTTCCAGCGGGAGGCCAGCATCCAGCCATGCCATCCGGTGCGCCCGCAGACTTTTTCCGTCGCGGTACAGGATGCCGTAGCCGGCATCGTTCAGGTAGCCAGTCCAGACAAGGCACTCGCCCCGCCATTCGGTCTTGTCTTCCAGGGTCTCGGTAATCGAGCGAGTGTTCAGCGCGAGGTTTTCCAGAGTGCTATAGCGGCGCAACCGCTCATAGTGTTTCCGGCAAACGCCCTTGGCAAGGTACTTGTCCGAGCACCCTTCTACCTCGCAAAGCCTGCTCCCCAGCGTTTTGTTATACATTCCTACCGGCTCCTTCGATGAAAAGGAACCGGACCTTCGCCCGATTCCTCGTGGTGTTTCTAGTGCCTCAGCGCCCGACTTGGACGGGCTGTGTGCCTACACAGGCTGGGCGGTACTGCTTAGAGCTTGATGAGCTGCTTCTTGGCGGGAGCCTTGGAAGCGGTGGCTGCTACGCCCGCCTTGGCTCCGGTGTTGACCTTGCCGGTCACCGCAGCGGTTGCGGCTGCCGAGGTCTCCACGGACTCGACCGAGCGGTAGCCACGGGTCTTCTCCTTGAACTCGACCGGGTTCTTGTCAACCCAGACGCCGTTGACCTGTTCCTGCTTCTTGGCCCAGGTCACATCGAGGTACAGTTCCTCGCCCAGCCAGTCGTCGGTGTCGATGTCCTTCAGGGCTTCGGAGTCGTACCCGAGTGCCTTGCCGATGGCCACGAGGTCATACGGCGGGGTGGGTGCGTTGGTCTTCTTGTCCACGCCGTCGAAGGCGTTGACATCTGCGAACAGGCGGCGGTTCTGCTGGCGGGAGCCGTCTGCCGCAACTTCACCTTCCGCGATGCGGAACTGGAACTTGAGCCGCAGCTTGCCCTTGTTCTCGCCGGTCTTCACCTCGTCGGGGGTGATGGCGAAGATGCCGACCTTGTAGCGGCCAACCGGCACCGGCTCGAACGAGCGGCCTGCCGATTCGTAGGTTTCCTGGTCAACGTTGAGTGAGAGACGAGCCATTGTGGTTACTTCCTTCTTGCTTGGTGTGTTGTTTTGTTTTGATAAAGAGAAAACTACGAAGTGATGAGCAAAAGCCTATCACTCGTCCGCGTCGGTGTCTGCGCTTTCGGAGGTCAGCTGTGCGAAAAGCTCGGCCATCGTGGGGTTGATGATCTGGTATTCCAGCTTGCCGAAGCGGTCGCCGGCCAGAATCTTGCCGTCCTGCCCTGTCTGGAGGACACGGAAGGTCTCTTTGGTCTTCTTGTCCTGAGACACCGCGAGGTAAGCAATGATGTCCACGATTTTGGGGACTTCCCCGAGGCTGCCCTTACCCAGCAGGTACGGCTGGATGCGGGAGACGCCCGTGTTCTCGTCCTTGATTTCCTCGGAGTGGGTGATGAAAATGACGTTGATCTTGGCGCGGTGCAGCATCTTGACCACGTTCACCGTGTTGTCCTTGATGGTGCCCCAGTCCTGAATCCGCATCTCCTTAGCGCCGTCCTCGGTGATGTGTGCCTTCATGTGTTCCTGGAGCTCCCCGAGGGTGTCCACGATGACGGTTCCGTAGCCGGTGTTGCCCTCGGCCAGAGCCTCGATGACTCCTGCCGCCTGAACCCAGTTTTCCGGTTCGATCACGTCCATGTCCGGGTAGTCCCTTGCGAGGACACTGGAGCCGTCTTCGAGAGCCAGGAGGACAACCGGGCCGAGTGCTTCCACCTCGTTGGCCGTACCTGCAAGCAGGGTCTTGCCTGACTTGGGGAGCCCTGCCAGCAGGAGGCTGAACGTGGTGTCAGCCTTACGGGGTTTGGTGATGGCGCAGATGGTGGACAGGTCGAACAGTGCCGGCTTGGGGGCTGCTGCCTTCTTGGCGGGGGCCTTCTTGACGGGCTTGGTTTCGGTTTCCGGCTCGGCCTCGGCAATCAGGGCCGCGAGTGCGGCCTCAGCCTGCTCGGCGGTGAGTTCTTCGGTTGCGGTGCTCATTTGCTTGCTTCCATTTCTGCGAGTGCGGTGTCTACGGCGAAGTCGATCAGCAGGGCGGTCATGCCCCCGTCACGGACGGGCGGGACTTCGATAGCGCCCCGCTTCTCCGTACCCGTGTAGAAGGCGTGGTTCGGCCAGCCCTCCCGGACCTTGGCGATGATTGCTGCTCTGGTGCTCATGTGGTGCTCCTTAGTTGTC